ACCATCAGGGCCATTGGTGGAATTATTGGCGGATGTTTGCGTCGATGCTCCCACAAGCGGCAATCGGAGAGCCTATTTTGCTGATGGCGGATGATGCTATCACTGTGCCGGGATTCCGTAATCAGTGGGAGTACATACATGAGGAAGCTCAAGATAGTATGTATGTTTTGTTTAGTCGGCAACGCCATCTATTTAAGGCAGACAATATGGGTCGGGGCTATGTGACGAAAATTCAAGCGCGGGGCTTGTATGATTTGGCAAGTATTTTTGTTTACCAGCAATCGTTGCCTAATGATGTGCGCGAATGGTTTAGGTCTATAGGGCGGTACTTGATTCCACCTAAGAGGCAGAATCATTTGGACGTAGTGATACAGGAATATTTCGTTTATCACGGCATCCCGTGGACAATCACTATTCCTACCTTGTTCGACCATCAGACTGTGAAATCGTCGTTAGGACACGCGACGATTGGTGGAAGTCCGGTGTATGTAGGCCATGAGAATCTACAGTAAATCTACGGTCTACGAAGCCGCGATCCAGCGCATCGAATGGTTATTTGATGAGTTTCCTAATGTGGTGGTCTCCATTAGTGGGGGGAAGGATTCAACGGTCATCTTCTACTTGACCCTAGAAGTTGCCCGGCGGCGGAACCGATTGCCCCTCAATGTATTGTTTGTAGACCAAGAGGGGGAGTGGGCGTCCACCGTCGAGAATGTCCGGGAAATCATGTATCGCCCGGATGTGACGCCGTATTGGTTGCAGGTGCCGCTAAAGTTATTTAATGCCGCGGCTCATAATGAACATTGGCTGACAACATGGGATGAGAATTGCAGGGAAGATTGGGTGCATCCGCAAGACCCGATCAGCTTCAAGGAAAATATTTACGGGCAATCTAGGTTTTCTGGAATCTTTGATGCGGCTATAGCGCACCATTTCCGGGATACTCCAACGGCTAATATCGGGGGCGTGAGGGCTGATGAGAATCCGACGCGGTTAGTTGGGCTAACCTACAGCCCGACGTATAAATGGGCTACATGGGGGAAGAAACTCAACCCACGGCTGGGCCATTATACCTTCTACCCTATTTACGATTGGGCGATGACGGACGTCTGGCATTATATAGCGGAGAACGAATTGCCTTATAATACCCTCTACGATCTGCAATACCGCTACGGGGTGCATCTGCGGAGTATGCGGGTCAGTAACCTGTTCCATGAAATAGCGGTCTACCAGTTGTTCTACCTGCAAGAATTCGAGGGTGAGACCTACGCTAAACTAGCCAAGCGACTACGGGGCATTGATGCGGCAGGGAAGGCGGGGAAAGATGATTATTTCGTATGCGAGGATTTGCCCTTCATGTTCGATTCATGGCGAGAATACCGGGATTACCTGCTGGAGCATCTGATAGATAATCCCGAATGGCGCGCGCGCATGTCCCGACGGTTTGTGAGGAATGATTACGATCTGGGTGAGGTCATGGGAGCGACGAAGTATAAACGGCAGATTCAATCTATCTTGACGCACGATTGGGAAGGTATCAAGATAAGTAATTTCCTCAGTAGCGGCGCGGCTCGGAAGGCCGCCGATTTGATAAAGAGCGAACGGATTGAGGCTAATGTTTAGCGATCCGGTAGCCAATGTCCAGTGGGTACATCTGGACAAGGTGATTGCCAACGATTACAACCCCAATATCGTCGCGCCTAATGAGCTTAGGCTCCTGTATCACTCAATCCTGATGGACGGCTACACCCAGCCAATAGTTACATTCTACGATGCGGACGCGGGGCTTTATACCATTGTTGACGGGTTCCACAGGTATCTGGTGATGTTAAATCACGCGGACATCAGAGAGCGTACTGAGAGCCTGTTGCCAGTGGTCGTGATTGATAAGAACGCCAACGAGCGCATGGCGTCCACGGTGCGCCACAATCGAGCGCGTGGCAAGCATCAGGTTAATGGGATGGCCGGGATCGTATTTACCATGCTGGATAATGGGATGAATGATGAATCCATTTGCTCAGAGCTAGGGCTAGAGGCCGAGGAGCTAATCCGCCTGAAATACGTTACCGGATTTGCCAAACTATTCGAGGATGTAGGTTACAAGAGGTCATGGGAGACCCGGCGGCAAATACGCCTGCGCCGGGATTATGTGGACGATGCCAGAAAGTAAATTATCACCGCGTCGTATTGACGCTGTTGAGAAGCAACGCAGGGCTGTAGAGTTGCGGCTAGCTGGGCATACATGGAAAACGATTGCGGACACGCTGGGGTACAGCAACCACAGTGGGGCTATACATGCCGTAGAATCGGCACTCAAGCGCACCTTAGAGCCTTCTACCAGTACGTTCCGCGCGCTAACACTAGAACGGTTAACACGGGTGATCCAAACATTTTGGCCAATGATGTTGCAGGGGGATTACTCGGCGGCCCGTACAGTGATGCAGGCGACGGGGGATATTCGCAAACTGATGGGTCTGGATGCGCCGATGCAGGTGGAACACGGTGGCAATGGGGTGCCTATCCAACATGAGGTGGTGAATATAGAAATTGGTGACGTTACCGAAGCCCTCAAAGTCTTGGCAGAGATTGGGGCAATCAGGGTGGGAGCCGCTACACGACAACTTAACGGTGCCGTGGACGTCCTATATTCCGCACAAGCCGACGCCTAAGCAATTAGCGTTCTTAATGCTGGACGTCCGGGAAGCATTGTATGGCGGAGCGGCAGGCGGTGGTAAATCGGATGCTCTACTGATGGCCGCTCTGCAATATGCGGACGTTCCGGGGTATTCTGCGCTCCTGCTTCGAAAGACGTTCGCCGATCTGTCTCTACCCGGTGCGCTAATGACCCGCGCCAATGAATGGCTAAGGCCGACCTTTACGCAATTCTCATCTAATCAGCATCGGTGGGAGTTCCCATCTGGGGCCAATCTAACGTTCGGATACCTCGATTCGGTGGGGGCTGAATATCGCTACCAATCCAGCGAGTTCCAATTCATTGGGTTCGACGAGCTTACCCAATTCAGGGAGGTTCAATACCGCTACCTTTTCAGCCGATTACGTCGGCTGGAAGGGTCGGACGTCCCGTTGAGGATGCGATCAGCATCCAATCCGGGGGGGATCGGGCATGAATGGGTCAGGTCGCGATTTGTTGACCAGACGGACGCTGACGGTGACCGGATATTTGTACCTGCAACCCTTGCAGATAATCCACACCTTGACTCTGAGAGCTACATACAGAGCCTTGAGCAACTTGACCCGGTTACCAGACAGCAACTGCTAAACGGGGACTGGACAGCGCGGCAGGACGGCAACCTATTCAAACGGGAATGGTTGCCTATCGTTGGAGAATTACCCGTGGCTGTCAATCGTTCGGTTAGGTTCTGGGATTTGGCGGCAACGGCGGCCAAGGAGAACACTGACCCGGACTATACCGCAGGGATACGGGTTGATTACGGGGCTGATGGTCTATACTATGTGGTAGATGTCCAGCGTATGCGTGGAAGCCCGGCAGAAGTCGAGGCGCGGGTGCGCCAGACTGCAATGATAGACGGCCCCGGCACGCTGGTAGTAATCGAGCAGGAGCCGGGAGCCAGCGGTGTAAATACTATCCACCATTACGTCACGCGGATTCTGCCTGAGTTTACGGTCAGGGGCCAGCGTGCGTCAGGCTCCAAGGTAGAGCGAGCCGGGCCAGTGAGTAGCCAAGCAGAGGTTGGGAATATCCGATTGCTTCGCGGGGGCTGGATTCCGGTGTTTCTGGATGAGATTGAGGGGTTCCCTCTGGGGGGCCACGACGATCAAGTTGACGCGCTCTCGGGGGCAATGATGCGATTGAGGGGAGCCAGACGGCCCGATCCGCTGATTCATCAGTTAATCGGGGCTACCCGGAGAACGGCGGCAGAGAATCCGCTAGGACTGGATGAGAACGATCCGAGGTATTGGGATACTGACAGATGACGCTGATGGAAATCTTAGAATATCTAGCAGAGTATAGCGAGGAAGCACTGTTGATGGAACCACGTTCCGAGTATGATGATTGCATACTGGGCATCGGCTATCGGCACTCTGATGGGCCTCTGGCTATCTATTCGATTGAGCGGGTGCTGGCCGTACTGCAAGCCAAGGGGATGGACGTAGAGGAAGCGGTTGAGTGGTTCGATTTCAATGTGATCGGTGGGTGGAACGGGGCAGGGACTCCGATATATATCCGTGAGTCCAAGATGCGCGCAGAGTAAATGAGCCGGGGGTGCTGACAAAATGGTTTTGATAAACACGGGCGGCCTCAATCCTATCGCTGAGTCGTTGATGCGCTGGGTACAGCAACAGAGCGATGACAGGCGGGCAGATTATGAGGTGGCGAGGAATTACTACAACGGCGACCATGACGTTGCGCTGACTGACCGATTAAAGAAGTTCTTGCCGCCACGGTTGAAATTCCGCGATAATTTTATGAATGTCGTAGTGGATACGTTAGCCGAGCGGTTGAAGGTGTTGGGGTTCGCAATCGAGAATGAATCGGTTGGCGAATGGGTCTGGGATTTGTGGCGAGCGAATCGTATGGATTACACGCAGGGGGTTATCCATACTGAGACAGTTATGCTAGGGGACAGCTACCTGCTATGTGATTGGGATGAGTTGCATGAGCGGCCCCGGTGGACGCACCAACTGGCCGAGATGGTCATTCCCCATTACGACGAGACCCGCAGGGAGATTGACTGGATTTCTAAGAAATGGCTCCAGCATCCCAATATTGGCGACGAGCCAGAGACCCGGCTCAATCTTTATTATCCTGATCGGGTGGAGAAATACGTCGCGCGCGGTGGGGTTTGGGCCAAATATCAGGACGAAACTGACGGGGGTTGGCCTGTTCCTTGGCTGGATAGGCGGGGCGATCCGCTGGGGATTCCATTCATCCATTTCCGCAATCGTCCGATGGGGTCAGATTTCGGGCAGTCTGAGATCATCAACGTGATACCGATGCAGGACTTGCTTAATAAGACCTTAATTGACCTGACAATGGTTCTGGACACGCTGGCATTCCCCCAGAGGTACACGGTCAACATTAACCACGGGTCGAGTCGGCTGGACATCATGCCGGGGAGCGTCGCAGAATTCCATAGCGAGTACGACGGGGGGACGGTGGGCCAATGGAACGCGGCACCCGTTGACGGCCCCATACGGGCATTAGAGGCTCTTGTACAGCACATTGCGGGAACGACCCGGACACCTCAGCACCTATTTCAAGTAGTTGGCGGCGCACCGTCAGGCGAGGCGTTGAAAACCGCCGAGGCTGGACTGGTGCAGAAGGCCAAACAACGCATGGTTAATTTTGGCAATGCGTGGGAGGATGCGGTGGTAATGGCTCTGCGTATTCAAGCCGCGTTCGGGTCAGCCGTCGGGAACCCTGATGAAGTGCGGCCAGAGGTAACTTGGGACGATCCAGAGACACGCAACGAGCAGGCCCACTTGGAGACATTGAAATCCAAATCGGAGCTGGGTATTACCAAGCATCAATTGTGGCGGGAGATGGGATATTCGCAGACTGACATCGACCAGATGGACGAGGACGCGACTTCCGAGCGCGCGGCAGAATCTAACGTGGGGGCTGAGATATTGCGTAGCTTCCAAGCCGGGACAATCTAGTGAGTAATCTTGGTAAATGGGCCAGTGTCTATACGGATAAATGGATTGCTCGACGGCAGGGAACTGGCCGCAAGATGGGTGGCGCGTTAAGCTATAGATTGGCGGCTAACTTCTTCAAAGGCGTCGATACAGTCGAGGATTGGGGCGGTGGACTGGGAGCTTTCCAACATTTCTTACCGGATACCACAAAATATATAGTTGTGGATGGTACGAATACACCTTACGCCGACCATGTGGAAGATTTGGAGTCGTACCGCAGTCATGCGGAAGGTATCTTATTGAGGCACGTTCTGGGCCACAATATCAAATGGAAAGTGATTCTAAATAACGCCCTCGCATCGTTCCAGCGTAAGTTATGTGTGATATTTTTTACGCCTTGGTCAGATGACGAGACTAAGGTAATCAGTACGTCGAAGTTGGGGCGGCATACAATACCTGTAATCTCATTCCAACGTCAGGATATTGAAGATTGTATTGAATCGTTCGCTGGGGTGCGGTATAGGCTGGAGCAGAATATCTACAGCCCTAAATCAGAGTTCCGAGTAGAGCATATCTTCTATATTGAGAAGGTATAATGCCACCGTCTGACGCACAGAAAGCAGTTGAAGAAATATCAAAGCGGTTGGCCGCGCTGGAAGTGGGAGCGTCGCAAGAGATCATCGAGGCATACCGCCCCGTTAATGAGAATCTGCGCGTGCGTATCTTGCAACTCACATCGCTAGCACAGAAGCGCAAATTGAAACCGTGGCAGATCATGCGGATGACCGCATTGACCACCCTTAAAACGCAACTGGTGGGCGAGCTGGCCCTATACCACAGTATCGTGCAGGGCATCATCACAAGTGGGCAATCGGGTGCAGTCGGATTAGCCGAGACAGGTTCCCGCTTAATCGTTGACCAATCATTGCCGCGAGGGTTAAAGATTGATAACCTTGCGCGCTTGGGCATCCAGTGGAACCGATTGCCTAGGGAAGCATTTCAGAGCTTCGTTGGCATAGCAGGGGATGGTCAGCCCGTTGGCAATCTGCTGGCCCGCTATGGGCCACAGAATGCCGCCAGAATAACTGCACAGATAGGGCAAGGGATCGCCACTGGGAAGGGGCCGCGCGAGGTTGCACGACTGGCGCAACGGGTGACGGGTATTCCGCTGTCAGAGGCTCTGACCATCAGCCGAACTGAGATAAATCGGTCACACCGGGAAGCGACGCGGCTCAATTACGCGGCCAATAGCGATATTGTAAAGGGCTACCGCCGATTGGCAACGAAGGACGCATTGACCTGCATGGCCTGCATTGCCTTGGATGGTACTGCCTACGAGACTAGCGAACCGCTCGATTCGCACCCTAATTGCCGTTGTTCGATGG